GGCAATGCAAGGGTGTTCGGCAATGCAAGGGTGTCCTACAATGCAAGGGTGTCCGACAATGCATGGGCGTTCGGCAATGCAAGGGTGTCCGACAATGCAAGGGTGTCCGGCAATGCAAGGGTGTTCGGCAATGCAAGGGTGTCCTACAATGCAAGGGTGTCCGGCAATGCAAGGGCGTTCGGCAATGCAAGGGTGTCCGACAATGCAAGGGTGTCCTACAATGCAGAGGTGTCCGGCAATGCAGAGGTGTTCGACAATGCATGGGTGTTCGGCAATGCAAGGGTGTTCGACAATGCAGATTACGCAACTATTCATGGATTCGGTACTCAATTCCGCACAACTACATTCTTCAGATGTAAGGACAAACAAGTTAAAGTGTCTTGCGGCTGCTTCTATGGAACAATTCCAGAGTTCCGCGAACAGGTGAAAAATACCAGAAAAGGCAAAATCGCCGAAGAATACTTGATGATTGCCGATCTCATGGAGAAACATTTTGCAGAAGAAGCAAAAATAGAAGAAGCATCATAATCTATCGTAGAAAGGAGAGATTCTTATGGCAGTAATTAAAACAATAAAAAATGAATCTGGCGGGATAATCAGAATACATGATGATTACTGCAAGGATAATACACCGGAAGACAATCAAAAAATCGTCGATGAATGTTCGAGAATTATCTTGGACTATTACAGAAGAAAAGAAGCAAATTTGGCATAAGCGCCCCGGAGGGAGTCGGCACCTCCACCCCGGAGCAATGTACTCACTAACCAAGACTTAGTGGATACAGGTAAATTATAATCCTCTATCCGCTAAAAAGTCAATATTAAGCGAGAGGAAAATAATATGGAAAACAAAAAAAATGTAACAAATGAAAAGATTACATGGAACGATTTGGAAACAATGCTAGCTACCGAAATCGTGAAAAAAGCAAAGAGAGAGACTAAGAAGTGGTTCAGTGCATGGCTTTTGACTGCCGCGCTGTTAATCATTACTAATATCTTTTGGTATATTGCTTACAGTCTGTAATCTTTTTCTTTTTGGAGGGAAAAGAATGAAATCACCTAGACAAAATAGAAAGGATATCGTAGTCAGTGCGATTATCGGGGTTCTGCTTACTTTTCTCCCGGTGTGGATGTGGGAGAAGAACTTGCAGCAGATCCTGGCAGGTATTGTGTTTGCACTGTTTACGTATTTAGCACTACTTTAAGAAAGGAGAGCGGAAATGTTTGAAAAAGAAATTAAAGAGCTTTTTGAGTTAGCATGGAGAGTTTCGAATGAAACAGATTATTTTGTTTCGTTTGACATCACTTCGCATGTACATGCTTGCATTATCTGCATTATGAATTCAAAGTGGGAGCCTAGAAAGGAAATGGATGGCATTTATACAATCTATTTTGATAATGAATTGCTTAAAGAGGAATCAGCCGAGCAGTGCAAGCTTGCAAAAGCACATCTTCTTAGACTCTTAATAGATGGGAGGTGTACGCTAAATGTTGAATCAGATGGAGTTGAAGCTCCTGCCGACAATGGAACTGATAACAACGGCGAACGAGCTTCTGGGGGAGCTGAACAGGCGGAAAGCGTACATTCTTGATTGGGAAAACCCGGACATGTATCTGAATCATCTCGAGTATCACTGTGCCGGCGGAGTATTTTCGAATGGTGAAAAAAATCCGGTGAGAGGGGATGGTTCTGACAATGTGTATTGCTTTTTTAAGGCGGTGTAAACATGGAAGAGCGCATTAATGAGATTGTTAGATTAATCGACACCCAGCTTGCTATTGTGCCGGATAATCCGATAGAGGAATCATATAAGGCAAGAACATTGGCAAGCTACGTACAAGCCTTAAATGGGCTTTTAACGGCTCAGAAATCATATAAGGAGGAAAGTATTAGTGAGTGAATTTGAAATCCGTATTCCGGCAAGGAAGAAGCAGCCGGCAACCGATAAGGATAACCCGGTCGTGAAAGTATCAACAGACGCATACAACGCACTGGTTGAAATCTATAACGAATCAACCTTATCAATGAAAGATATCGCAAGTTTGCTGATTATTGAGGGCAGCAAACATGTGGTTTATGACAAGGAGGAATAGAAGTGAATATATATGAGAAGTTAGGTATTATTCAGTCAAGGCTGAAAGCCCCTAAAGGTCAGTACAATTCCTTCGGGAAATACAAATACAGAAGTTGTGAAGACATTCTAGAGGCTGTAAAACCGCTTCTGGCAGAAACAAAGACTGTGTTAAGCGTCACAGATCGGATGGAAGTTGTTGGTGACAGAATATATGTCAGAGCAGAAGCTCATCTGAACGACTGTGAAGATACCGGCGAGATTACAACTGTTGCTTATGCAAGGGAAGAAGAATCTAAGAAAGGCATGGATTCTTCACAGGTGACAGGCGCAGCTTCATCTTATGCCAGAAAATACGCTTTAAATGGACTGTTCTGTATTGATGATAACAAAGACAGTGATTCTACTAATACAGGAGAGAAAGAAAAAACGTCCGGCAGGAAAGCGGAATTGGTAAAAGAAACTGAGATGATTAGTTCCGAGACTACTATGTCAATCAAAAACATTATTGATAAGTACCCGGAAGCTAAACTTTTAGACCAGATCAAGACTCGTTTCAAGGTAAATGACATTAAGTCACTCACAAAAGAGAAAGGACATAAATGTCTCAAAATGTTAATTGACTATGATAAACAGCATACAGAAAAGGAGCAACAGCATGAATAAAGTAATTCTTACAGGAAGATTCACACATGATCCAGAAATCAAGTACACCAATGATGGAACATCAATCGCAAGATTTTCCATTGCAGTCAATAGAAGATTTGTAAAAGAGGGTTCTGATCAGAAAGCGGACTTCCTTAATTGTGTTGCATTTGGAAAATCTGCGGAATTTATCGAAAAATATTTCACAAAAGGAATGAAAGCAGATTTATCTGGAAGAATCCAGACCGGCAGCTACACCAATCGTGATGGGCAGAAGGTGTACACAACAGATATTGTTGTAGAAGATATTGAGTTTGGTGAAAGTAAAGGTGCTAACCAGAGCCAGCAGAAGTCAGAGACACCACATCCGGAAACAGACCCGGACGGATTTATGGATATTCCAGATGGAATTGATGAGGAGATGCCGTTCGCATGATACAAATTGACAGTAGGGAACATCAGAAAGTTATTGATGGCATTAAGAAAGCGTTTGATGCAGCAGGAGAAAAATGGTTCGTGTCAAAGCTCTACGTCGGGGATTATATGAATTATGACAACCCCAGGTTAGTTGTTGACCGAAAGCAAAATCTCTCCGAATTATGCGGAAATGTATGCCAGCAGCATGAGAGATTCCGTGCTGAGATTATCCGGGCGAATGAAGCAGGAATAAAGCTCATATTTCTGTGTGAGCATGGAAAAGGAATTGAAAAGCTGGATGACGTTCTCTGGTGGGAGAATCCCCGGGCAAAGAAAAGAGTTAAAAAGAATGGCACCTGGGTGGAGCAGGAACAGAAAGTTATGCACGGGGACGTTCTGTATAAGATTCTCTGCACAATGCAACGGAAATATGGCGTTGAATTTCTATTCTGCGACAAAAAAGACACTGGGAAACGGATAATGGAGATTCTGTTAAATGGATAAAGAAACAATTAAACAACAGAATAGCATGAGGGATGTTCTGAGCAGATATGGCATGGTTCCAAACAGAGCAGGATTCGTTCGGTGCCCGTTTCATCCGAAAGATCGTACTGCATCCATGAAAATCTACAAAGACAGCTATTATTGTTTCGGTTGTGGTGCAACAGGTGACATATTTACATTCGTTCAGAACATGGATAATTGCGATTTTAAGACAGCTTTTACCATACTTGGAGGAACTTACCAGAAACCAAATTTCTCTTCCAGAATAGCGATATATCACCATCAGAAGCAGATGGAAATGAGGCAAAAGGAAGAACGGAAGAAAAAGGCCGAGTTGCAAGAATGCTTGTCTGATATTGACTTTTATCGGGCAGAAATCGAGCGATGGAGTCCTCTTTCTGACAGATGGTGTGAGGCATGGAATGCACTTCAAAAAGCACTATACCTACATGGGGAGTTGAATAATATACCGTATTAGAAAAGAGGTGATATAGATGGTTCCTTTAAACAAGTTGGATTCGAAATCCATCATGTCTCGGGAAGTGCTGGACGAGGTGTTCAATCAGGAGGATGAGATTTACAGGGCTGAACTGTTGGCCAGCCTTGCGCTTCGAGCATCTGAATTGAGGTGTAAAACGGAGTTTACAAGCGTGGTAAACGCATACAAAAAAGTGCAAAAAGATATAAAAAGGCAAGAACAGGAAGATATCCGGAGGCAGTCAAAAGAAGCCAGCCTTGTAGAGCACTATACGAACTTCACGGATAGTCCATACGATAGAATGGCCTGCGGAAACTGGATTGCAGCAGATGATGGAATTTGCACTTGGAATTCTACTACTGGAATAACAGATGTTAGGGCCTGCTATCACCCTATATTGCCGGTTGAACGCCTGAAAAATATTCAGACAGGTGAAGAACAGATAAAAATTGCCTTTAAACGTAACAATAGATGGCAAGAGATTATTGTTCCAAAAGATGTCGTAGCAACTGCATCCAAGATTGTAGGGTTATCCAAGAATGGGATAGCTGTAACATCAGAAACTGCCAAGCACCTTGTAAGGTACTTATCGGACGTGGAAAACCTGAACGATGAGTACATAGAAATACAATATTCGTCTGGAAAGCTTGGATGGATTGGAGACGGTTTCTTGCCATACAGCGAGGAAATCATATTCGATGGGGATGCGAAGTTCAGGCAGCTTTTTGAAGCCATTCGGGTAAAAGGAGATAGGGAAACTTGGTATGAGCATGTAAAAAAGATCAGGCAGCAGGATAAATTTGAAATTAAGTTTATGCTGGCAGCGTCTTTCGCCAGTGTTCTGATTAAGCCACTGGATGCGCTTCCATTTTTCACCGACTTATGGGGTCTTACCGGAAACGGAAAGTCTGTTACCCACATGCTGGCCGCTTCAGTCTGGGCGGATCCGTCCGAAAACAAGTATATAGGCAACTTTAAGAGTTCGGATGTGGGCCTAGAAGTAAAAGCTGACATGCTCAATAATCTTCCACTTATCCTTGATGATACAAGCCAGAAGGATAAGAAGATTGAGGAAAACTTTGAGCGAATCGTGTATGATCTCTGTTCTGGCCAAGGAAAAACCAGATCCAATAAAGAACTTGGGTTGACAAGAGAAAGCGTGTGGAAGTTGTGTATCCTCACAAACGGTGAGTATCCATTGCAGTCCTACGTGAACCAGGGCGGCGCTGTAAACCGTATCCTTGAAGTAGAATGCACGCATGATAAGCTGTTCGACAATCCGCAAAATACCATTGATATTCTAAAAAAAAACTATGGCTTTGCCGGGAAAGACTTCGTGGCGGCGCTGGAAGAAATGAGTGTTGATAAGATCAAAAATATCCAGCAGGAGATTTTGAAAAAAATCGCATCAGACGATAAAACGGATAAACAGCTACTTTCCTTATCAATTGTTCTGACTGCGGATAGAATCGCCACGGATATGCTTTTCAAGGACATGCAGTATATTGATATACAAGATGCCAAAAACACGCTTGCTGATGTATCGGATGTATCCCCGAATGAACGTTGTTATGAGTACCTGGTGGATATGATTTCTATGAATGAGCAGCGTTTTGACGTTGATACACCTTGTGAAAAATGGGGAGATCCCATTGAAAAAGATGGAGAAATGAACCGGTTAGTGTATTTCTATCCCACTGCGCTCAATAACATCTGCAAAAATGGCGGATATTCCAAAAAAGCGTTTCTGTCATGGGGCATGAAAATGGGGCTTATTATTTCAAACAATAAGTACGGTAACGTCCTGAAAAGAGAGTCAGAAAGCAGGAATCCAAAAAAGTTTTGCTGTTTGAAAGTGGTGAATGATCTTGATGGATACCTGGAAGAGCAAAAAAAGGCGAGTTTGTTCCAGATATCGGATCCGGTATTCGATTAGTTTTGTAACCGAGTAACCTTGTAACTTTTCGGAACGTATATATATATATAGAAAAATAAAAATATGATAATGAAATTATTTTTTTTTCCTATATAGGGAATGTGTGAGTTACACGGTTACACGGTTGCAAGTGCTGCAAACCCGCATAAACACTGGATTTTTTTGTAACCCAAATGAAACCGGATTTTTCAAATAGGTTACATATAAGGGAGATGGAGGATGAAAGTAGAAGCAAAAGATATTCCTATCATACAAAAGTTTCTAACAGAATACTGGAAAGCTATAAAAGAATTCTATTCAGTAGAGATTACAGATGAATATTCCAAACAAGCTTTCGATAAATTAATTTGGCTTGGGGAGATTAGTGGTATTTGCACGGATAAACACGATAAAAAGTTTATCCAAGATTGCATAAATGCCTTAGAGAGTCTCTTGGATTCCAAGCAGAGAGAAATGAGGATAAACCAATGAACAAAATGAAGGAGTATGAGCGAGGGAGAGAGGATGGTCTTGATCTGGCGCTCAGAATCGTTAGAGACGGCGGTATAGAAGCGCTTGAGAGGGAAATAAAATTCCGGGGCATTACAGGAGTACATACCTCTTTAGCCAGTAAGGACCTGGATAAAGCAGCGCAGAAGATTAAAGAAATGACACTTGATACATTTACAATCCTTGGAATTGCCGTTTTGCATGATGATTTCGGATTCGGACAGAAACGCTGTCAGAAATTCATGGACGGCATGGACAGGTGGGCTGATTATCTGATGGATGATATGGCAACCTGGGAGGATTATAGAAGATCAATCAAAGAGGAACTGAATCTTGATTTGAGATTCCGCATTAACGATTAAGCGAGGTGTTATTGATGGGAAAATACAATACAGAGCGCAAACACAAAGAGGGACAGGAGATGTATAAAGCGGTATATCACTTTATCTTGAAATATTACCGTAAACACCGCTATATGCCGTCCACAAGAAATATTGCAGATGGATTAGACATTTCAACGGCTACTGCCAGAAAACACTTTAATTTGCTCTTAGACAACGGATTGCTTGTTAGCGAAGATCCGACAGAGCAGAGGGCGTATAGATTGAGTTATTCAAAGGTAGAAACTGGTGTATAAAGAATTGGTCAGAAGATTTGGAGTGTAAATATTATGGATTTAGAACAAAAAGCAATTAAAAGAATACAATTTGCATCTGAATTATCTTTAAAACATTATAATAAGCCTCTTGTGTGTACATATTCCGGTGGGAAAGATTCAGACGTGATGTTAGAACTCTTTCGCAGGAGTGGCATACCATTTGAAGTACATAATAGCCATACTACAGCAGATGCACCGAAAACTGTACGACATATACGAAAAGTATTTAAAAGTTTGGAAGAAAAAGGAATTAAATGCGAAATAGAAATGCCGAAGTATAAAGGCGAACATATCACTATGTGGAAATTAATTCCATTAAAATTGATGCCACCAATAAGACAAGTCCGCTACTGCTGTCAAGTTCTTAAAGAAACAGGGTGTGTAAATAGATATATTGCTACTGGTGTGAGATGGGCTGAAAGCAGGCAGAGAAAAGAAAGAGAAGAATTTGAAAAAAATTGGTGAAACAAAGGCAAATAAAGAAAAATTCACATCAATTATGCTAATGAACGACAATGACGCCAATCGCAGAATGAATGAACTTTGTATGCAGAAAAACAAAATGGTTGTCAATCCCATCATTGACTGGAAAGATTCTGATATATGGGAGTTTATTAATTCAGAACATATAGAAACATGTGAGCTGTACAAATGTGGATATGACAGAGTTGGCTGTATCGGATGTCCGCTTGCGTCAAAGAAATGGAGGGAAAAAGAAATGTATGATTTTCCAAAGTACAAGCAAGCCTATATACGTGCTTTTGACAGAATGATTGAGGAACGCAAGCGGCGCGGAAAAGATGTGAAGTGGAGTTGTGGCGAAGAAGTTTATCTATGGTGGATGCAAGACAATAATGTAGTTGGTCAGATGGAATTATCTGATTTTATTGAGTATTAGAATCATGTACTAACTGCACAATAGCGTGTCAGTTACTTACATTGGCGAAAGGAGAATGAGAATGAAGCAGAAAACGCCGGAACAAGAATTAGAGCTGTTAAGAGAAAATCTATTACATGAGCGTGCTATCTGGGAGCAAATCAACGAAAATGGCTGTAATGATCCATTTTGGGCGGATGGATGCAATATGAATCTAACCAGAAAACATATTCTTTCATACAGAAATGAGATTGCAAATTGTTGTGAGAAACATAATCTTCCGCTTCCAGGAGAATATTTTCTAAAAGTACCGCCAGAAGTTGATGATGATTATATGGCAAACTTTAACCAGAAAGCCCGCGTGGATAGATTGAAACAGCAGGGTAATGCATTAAGCCGGAAGAAAAAGAAGTTTATTGATGATGGACAGATGGAATTTTGTTGATTAACCATGTAGTTGCTTACATGGGGAAAGTGAGGATGGAAATGAAAAAAAATAATTACACTTCATTCTTCAAAACGAAACCAAAGAAAGTAGAAAGATACATTCGTTGTAGGAAATGTGGTGGAAACATGGAATGGGTTGAGTACTATCCGCCGGAAATCAAATGCCCGAAGTGCGGATATACGGTATACCCAAAACCTTATGAGCCAGATTGTATCAAACTGCCAGAAACATGGGAAAAATATTCTGAATTATATGAGAAAGTGAGAATGAAAATGAGCTTTATGTCGGAAGTAATGCGGGAAGGATACGCAAATACATCATCTTCAGAAGCATTGAAAGAACAGTTCAATAAATTTTGTAATTGGTGTTGGGGGCATAGCTATGGAAACTGTGATATTTGCAGAAGAGAATACCATAAATTATACATTCCGCTAAGAATTGCAGAGAAGCAAAAAGAGTTAGGATTACCAGTCACGCGAAATAAGGAGGACGCAAAATGTTAATCAGAAGTCAGAATAAGGAAGTTTTAGCTACACTTGAACTTTTATTCGATATCGAAGTTTCGGGTGGAGTAATAAGTGCAAGAAGAGATATGAGTTGGTGCTGCTTGCTCGGAGAATATTCCACCAAAGCAAAAGCCATAAAAGTACTGGATATGATTCAGGAAGCTTATAGTGAATATCAAATCATGTTGAATTTCAGTGTAAGTTATCTTCACGAATTTAAAGAAAAAACAGATGGATTTGCTATCTTTCAGATGCCAGAAGATTCGGAGGTGGAAGCATGAGTGATGTAATGGAACTTGTTCAGAACAAAGATGGCACATTTAGTGCATACGATGATACCTACGATGTTGTAATGCATTGCGAGACAGAAGAGGAACAGAAGGAAGTTATTGAGCGTTTAAAAGCTACTAACTGGATTCCGGTCAGTGAGAGATTACCGGAAGACGGAACATATATCACTACTTTAGACGGAGAGCTTGTCGGACAGGAAGAACCATTCACGGGAATGTGCGGTATCGAAAATAGAAAATGGGATGATGAAGACTGTGTTATTGCCTGGATGCCACTTCCAGAACCATATAAGGAGGACTAAACATGATTACATTCTTATTAGGATTCACTCTTGGAATCATAGTCGGAGTGGTTGGTATTATATGTATAGCGATCATGTACGACAAGCATCACCCAGACGATTAGAAAGGAGAACGGTATGCTGACAAGGAACAAAAAGCTGAAAGACTACGGTATTCCGGCTGAGGATATTGAAAAACTGAATACGATGCTGAAAGACTTCCCGGCAGAGTACGGATACCTGCTTTCCGGTGCTGCCTTGTCAGCTTGCCCGAAGAACACGGTGATAGCGGATATGGTAATTGAGAATATCCTGCACCGGAAAAGTTACAGGAAAATCAGTAAAGAAAGATATATTCCGATGAACCCGAAAGACTTCTACGGATACAGACGCAAGACCGTCGCTGTACTGTATGAGAGGATGCGGTTGTTGGGAGTGTGGGAGGAGTGTGAAGAATATGAGACTGATTGATGCAGATAAGTTGAAACATGTAATACATTGTGCATATTCTGATGATTTAGAGATTCTTGAAAAGATTGACGAACAGCCGACAGCTTTTGATGTGGATAAGGCTGTGGAGCAGTTGGAAACAAGAAAGACAAGAGCTGCTGCATTACAGAAGGAAAATATATCAGAGTATTTCGAGGGTGAAACTGATGCGTTTGAATTTGCACTTAAAATTGTGAAAGGTGGTGGAGTTGAATGAGAGAGATTCTTTTTAAGGCAAAGCGGATTAATAATGGCGAGTGGGTCGAGGGATATTACCTAAGAGATCAATATCACATAGGGGGAAAGGACATTATTTTTTATCGAAAGGATTCAGATCGGTTTACAGTATACACTGATAGAATTGATATAGAAACCCTCTGTCAGTTCACAGTACTTTGTGATAAGAACGGAAACAAAATTTTTGAGAATGACATTTTGATGTGTCATGAAAACCCAGAAGATCTTGTAAAAGTGGCATTTGGAGAATTTGGCGTAAGAAATATTGAGACCGGGTCTATAACAGATAAAGCTATAGGATGGTATTACGAAGTTGTCCCAACAGATGCAATCAGCAGATGCGAACCTTTCTGCTGGCCAATGCCACTGACCAAATATTATATCGACAGGTGCGAAATGGAAGTAGTTGGCAACATTTTCGACAATCCAGAATTGTTACAGGAGGAATCAGATGAGTAAATCAGTATTAGTGATGGACACACCAAAATATTGTGCTTCATGTGCTTTACGCAGCGGAATACTTCACCCATTCTGTAGAGCGAATAGAAGAGATATTACAGATTTGAGCATTAGACCAGATTGGTGTCCATTGAAGCCATTGCCAGATAAAATGAAATTAACAGGAGTGTACGGAAGAGAGTATTTTAAAAGCAATGGGAAGATGCCTAGTTACAAGATTGGTTGGAACGATTGCATTGATGCGATTACAGGAGGAAATTCTGATGATTAATTTAACAGGAAAAAGTGTATTTGTAAGAACACAGGAAGAATATTTGAGTGTTCTGAAAATAGCAAGGTTTCAGGGATTCAAATGGGCGAGAGAAAACCATTTAAACCATATCGAAATTCCATTTCCAAACATATTGAATTTTTGCGACAGTAAGATTGTTACTTACAGCTATGTTGAAAAGATAGTGTATGAAGCATCTGAAATCGTCGAAGATGAAGAAAAAATCAAGGATGCAGTAAACCTTGTCAGATCATTCGCTAAATACCCAGACAGAACAGCATTGACGTATACATTAATTGGATCGTTGAAGCTACTTGCAGATACTGTAGAAAGCCAGATGGAAGAGGTGAAGTAGATGACTGATGAAATTTTCGGTCTTATGGAATGCTTCCCCGGGAGCTACATAAACAGATTTGGGGAAATAATTCTTTCCGAAAAAGGAAACGTATATTTCACAGCAAAGAATTGTACCGATAAAGAAGATATTATCTGCAAGCTACTTGAATGGTGTTCAAGGCCAATGGCAAAAGGAGAGCCGTACAGTTCGCACAAAAGAAATAATGAATGGAGAGAACAACTGATATCAAGCCTTAACAGATATCTGGGTACAAACTTTGACCAAGGGGATATGTACTGGATTTACGATCAACTTGGAAATGCTGTAAATCATAAACTGACATTAAGGTTCATTAGAAGTGATTTCAATATGGCAATTATATATCAAAAAGTAAAAGAGGTGAAGTAGATGGAGAGATTAACACTTGAAGAAGCTATTGTTCATACAAAAGAAGTAGCAGATATGAATTATAATGACGCAGAAAAATTTGACTCAAATGATTCTGTAGAAAATTATATGAAGGCTAATTGTATGAAATGTGCAGAAGAACACGAACAGCTTGCGAAATGGTTAGAGGAACTGAAATCTTATAAAGACTTAGAAGAACAGGGCTTACTTGTGAGACTGCCGTGTAAAGTAGGAACAGAAGTCTATTACATTTTAGGCATTCCAAATAAGACGCCATGTGCAATCGACAAGTGTGTATTCAAGTTGTCGGACATAAATAAAATCGGTAAAACAGTATTCCTCACTCGTGAAGAAGCTGAGAAAAAACTGGAGGAGATGAAGAAATGAAACCAGAAGAAGCAATAAAAGAATTAAGTTATGATGACACAGCCTATGGTGGTAACTGTACTTATGAAGTTAGAATGGAAGCCATTAAAGCATTGAAAAAGCAGATTCCGATGAAGCCGAAAGATACTAAAATTATCAGGGATTTTTCTGGTAGATATTACAGTATCAGAGGAACATGTTTGATATGCGGAGAGGAAAATTTGTATAAATCGAATTATTATTGTGATAAGTGCGGACAGCGGCTTGACTGGAAAAGAGGTGATATAAATGATTGATAGTTTAATAGCATTTACATTTGGAATAATATTCGGATCATTTGGCACTATTTTCTTAGTTGCACATTTTGGTGGCAAGCGTAAATAGAAATAAAAAGGCGGTGATGATATGCAAACCAGGCAAAAATCACTTGTTGATTTTGGCGTATATCCAGAAGACATTAATCGTTTAAAGGATATATGCCAGAAAGCTACACCAGAGCAGAGACATGATATTTTACACTGCTGCATAAGTTCTTGTCCTCCAGGGATTGAGCTTTTGGTGTACGAATCTATTGTAACAAACAAATCCTATGACCGTATCATGAAAACGAAATACATACCGGCAAAGCGAGACGATTTCTATGCATACAAGCGCAAGGCAATGGCTATGTTTTACGATACTTTAAGAAAACTAAGAGAAATATAATACTACAATTAATATTAAAATGTGGGGACAAATTTTTCTGCCATGTATGGTAATATAGTATATATCTATGACTATATGCCATATGTGGCAGTTTTTTGTTTGGAGGTGAGAACGTGGGAATGCCAATGGGAAAACCACCCATGTATAAAACGGTGGATGAAATTGAAAAAAAAATCGAAAAATATTTTGAAGATTGTAAAGGACATCCTTTGACTGATAGCAAAGGCAAGCAGGTATTTAATAAATTTGGGTCTCCCGTTTTTGTAGACGTTCACCCTCCGACCGTTACAGGACTTGCTCTGGCCCTTGGATTTACAAGCAGACAGGCTCTTTTAAACTATCAAGCAAAACCAGAGTTTGTTGACACGATTACGCGCGCGAAAGCCAGAGTAGAACAGTATGCAGAAGAACGACTGTTTGATCGTGATGGTTCCAATGGTGCTCAATTCAGCTTAAGGAACAATTTTAAGGGATGGGACGCTGACAAGAAAAATGATGATTCTGGAGATGGAAAGATTACGATTGTAAATAATATTCCAAGACTGGAGAAACAGGATGGAAAGTAACGCTATCAAACTGAATGAGATTGTGGCACCGGCATTTTACAATGTGTTTTGGGATATTTTAGATGGTAAACACACTTACTATGATCTGTACGGTGGACGTGGATCCACAAAATCATCTTTTGTAGGCGGCATGATTCCGTTTCAGATGATGCAGGATGCGGAGAACGGCTTAATGTCAAATGCTGTAATCTTTCGGAAAGTCGGTAATACGCTCAGAGAATCTGTGTATGAACAGATCGCATGGGGAATTGATGCGCTTGGAGCAAGTGATTTATGGGCTGACAGTTTAAGTCCTATGCAATATGTGTATAAGCCAACAGGACAAAAGATCATATTCAGAGGACTGGATAAAGCTAAGAAAACAAAGTCCATAAAAGTAAAAAAAGGATATTTCAAGTACCTTTGGTTTGAAGAGCTTGATGAGTTTGCCGGAATTGAAGAAATCCGTACAGTTCAACAGTCTGTACTTCGTGGTGGAAGCAAATTTGAAGTATTTAAGACATTTAATCCACCGATCAGCCGGAGCAACTGGGCGAACGTGTACGTAGAAGAGCCGAGAGCTGACAGCTACAGGCATAAGAGTGATTATAGATCAGTTCCTGTTGAATGGCTTGGCCAGCAATTTATTGATGATGCAGAGCATCTGAAGAAGACAAATCGGAGAGCTTACGACCATGAATATCTTGGCCTTCCTGTTGGACTTGGCACAAATATTTTCGAACTGTTAGAAATTAGAGAAATTACAGATGAAGAGATTCAGAGCTTTCAAAGTATCTATCAGGGACAGGACTGGGGGTGGTATCCAGATCCTAAAGCATTTCTCCGTGTAGCTTATATTCCTAACCAGGAAAAGGTTTTTTTATTAGACGAGCTTGGAGGTTGCAAGATAAGAAACAAGGAAATGGCTAACCAGATAAAGAAAAAAGGATATGATGATTATTCAATCTCTTGCGGAGTTGATGAAGAAGAAAGCATTATTGACTTCAGAGATGCAGGGCTTCCAGCACGTAGGGCCATTGTTACACCGGGAAGCCGTAAATATACTTTTGAGTGGTTACAGTGCCGAACATTAGTCATTGATCCGGCACGAACGCCTAGAGCATACAAGGAAATTATCAATTATGAACATGAAGTAGATAGCAATGGAGAAGTGATTGCAGATTATCCAGATGGCAACGATCATTATATAGACGCCCTTAGATACGCCACAAGTCCATTGTCGATGAGAAGAGGACATAGTGCATAATGTGTAAATTTTGTGACGAATTAGCTTCTTGGAAAGAATGCCATGATAATCCAGAACGCAAGAAGAACAAATATATATACGGCTGCATGTTGTACATGTACATGAAAGACCGAAAAGGAAGCATTACTTCCAGACCGTTTGACCTTAATTATTGTCCGATGTGCGGAAAGAAGATAGCAGCAGGTGACTAAATGGGACTTATAACAACACTAAAAAGGTGGTTTAACATGATTTTCAAAAAACAAGCCGAAGAGGATTTTAATATCCAGGCGGCAGAATTCCCAGAGATGGAAGTGCTAATCAATCGGTGTGCGAACATTTACAGGGGAGTACCGGAATGGTTAGATGACAAGAATAACATCAAGACGATTAATTTTGCTAAATCTGTGTGTTCTGAGACTGCCAGACTTGCAACACTGGCGATCGGCATTCAGATAGGCGGTTCCGCAAGAGCAGCATGGCTTCAGGAACAGATTGATAAAGTGTATTTCCAGATCCGGCACTGGGTAGAATATGGATGCGCTTATGGAACGGTATTCATTAAGCCAAACGGCGAAAGCCTTGACGTATTTACTCCGGCAGATGTGATGATAGTGGACTACGACAATCAGGAGATTAAGGGAATCATATTTAAAGATTCTTACACTGTTGGACGGAAATACTATACAAGGCTTGAATATCATAGATTTGTTGAAACCACCGTGGACGGAGTGACAACTTATCCGTACTATGTTTCTAACAGAGCCTATGTATCAAAATCCCCTCAGTCAATCGGTGATAAGATTGACCTTAAACAGACCAAATGGGCTGACCTAATGGCAGATACGCCGCCGATACTCAAGGCAAACGGCGAGAAGTTGGACGGACCTCTATACGGAGTGCTGCGGACACCACAGGCGAACAATGTGGACATTAGTACACCACTTGGATTACCGATATTCGCAGAAGCTATTGAAGAGCTGAAAGACCTCGACATTGCATACAGCAGAAACGCCGGAGAAATTTTTGATTCTCAGAAGATAGTTCTGGCAGATGATAGACTGCTGATGCCAAGCGGTACGCCTGTATCAGCCATGTCACCACAGGGCATGGAGAACAGACGGAATGAAATGAACTTACCACACTTTGTCAAGAACGTATTCGGACAGGACGAGAAAGAGTTCTATCAAGAAATCAATCCGGTTCTCAACACAGATACCCGTATAAGTGGCATAAACGCCATTTTAAGCCAGTTAGGGTACAAGATTGGATTCTCCAACGGGTACTTTGTATTTAACGAATCCAGCGGCATTCAGACAGCTACAGGAGTAGAAGCAGAACAGCAGAGGACAGTGCAGTTCATTAAGGATGTAAGGGATAAACTGGAATCCTGTCTGAACGAAGTTATTTACGCATTGAACGTTTATGCTGATCTGTACGGACTTGCACCTGTCGGAGCTTATGAAGTCAATTATGATTTTGGAGACATCCTCTATGTCAGAGAAAACGACCGTGCGAGATGGTGGCAGTATGTGACCACTGGAAAGGTTCCGGCATGGATGTATTTCGTGAAATTTGAAGGAATGACGAAAGAAGAAGCTGTGGCAATGCAAAAAGAAGCAGAAAGTACACAAGAAAAAGGATTATTTGATGATGAATAAAAAAAAGAGGGATTTAAATGCGGAAAACAAAGCAAGTGGATTATTCGGGGAATAGCCTATGAAGATCAATAATCATGTTGGAAATGTACATATCAAATTCGATACAAAGAGAATTGATGCTAATTTGAAAGAAGCACAAACGAAACTGAATATGCAGATTGTAGCGGACTGCGAGCCTTATGTACCTTTTCAGCAAGGAGCATTGAGAAGTAGCGTAAGATATCCGCAGGGAATTGATGGCGGAGAGATTGAATATGATACTCCTTACGCTCATTATCTGTACACGGGCGAGGTATATGGTCCGAATATTCCGCTCAAGGATGCACAAGGCAATATTATCGGATGGACATCTCCACCTAAAAAATCACCCACAGGAAGAAGATTACAATATCATACACCAGGGACGTCTGACCATTGGTTTGAGCGTGCTAAGCAGGAACATCTATCTGATTGGGTGAGGCTTGTAAAAGAAACGGCAGGTGGTAAATAATGCTTCCTCCAGAGTATTTCCACGGAAAAGAAAAAAAGATCCTTGCAATTTATCAAGAACTAGAAGATTTTATAATGACGGACATTTCCAGGCGTATTCTCCAGACTGGCGGTATGACCGCCACAGCTGATCGGCTCATTTGGAAGCTCACGCAAATGGGAGAAAGCAGAGTTGCCATTGAACAGAAACTGCAGAAGCTTACAAAAATGACACAGCCAGAGCTTAGACGGATTCTGCGAAATGCCGTGATGACTTCCTGGGACAATGATAAAGATATCCTTTTAGGGATTGATGAGAATATAAGTCCACCATTGGAGAATCCAGAAGTGATAGCGGTGATGGATGCAGAGTTTAAAAAGACATTGGGAGAGCTTAGAAACCTGAGCAGGACAACCATAAATCAATCTCAACGTGATCTAATTAATCTGCTGGATAAAGCTGAAATCCGTGTTGCTTCCGGTGTGCAATCATACACCACTGCAATTTGTGATGTGTTGGACAATTATGCACAAAAAGGAATCATGGTGGATTATCCAACAAGCGGTGCAAAAAGAACCCTTGAAGCAGCTGTGAGGTGCTGCGTAGTCACAAGTATGAACCAGACAGCGGCGCAGGTGACGAACCAATACATTGTCCAGGCAAAGACCAATTACGTCCTCGTATCGGCTCATTTAGGCGCGAGAACCGGCAAGGACGAAATTTCCAACCATGCCGGATGGCAAGGTAAAGCATATCGTCTAAGAGGATCAGAACCAGGTTATCCGAACTTGGCAGAGCATACAGGGTACGACATTGACCCGAAGACAGGACAGGGAACTGTTATTATTCCGGGAGGATTGCATTCTTATAATTGCCGCCACAGTCACCAGCCATGGGCGAAAGGCTTACGGAATCCCTGGGCGGATGAACACAAGATTGATTCTGAAGAGAATAAAAAGATCTATGAAGATACACAGAAGCAGCGAGCAATGGAGCGTTCAATCAGAGCGACTAAACGCCGGCTGATAATGAAAAACGAAGAAATCAACTCAGACGATGTACCAGAATCTGAAAAAGAAAAACTAAGATCGGAATATGATCGAATGGCTTTTAAACTGACTGAACAGAATAAGGAGTATAATAAATTCTGCCAGGATAACAATCTCGCAGCACAATATTACCGCAACAAGGTAGCAGACTTTGGATATAAGCAGCAGTCCAGGGCAAATGCAGGAGCAAAAAGATTTATGAGAGCAAAGTGAGGTAAACTATGGACAGATGGGTGCGTTTCAATCCAAATCCGGTAAGAGGACAGCGTGTAGGCGACTGTGCTGTCCGGGCGATATGTAAGGCTTTAGACCTTGACTGGGAAACGGTGTTTACCGGATTGATGGTACAGGCGTGTGCCTTATCCGATATGCCAAGCGCAAATTACGTATGGGGTTCATACCTGGCAAAGCAAGGATTCCATAGAAAGCTAGTGGAGCAGTCGGAGAGGTATATTTATACAGTAAATGACTTCTGCGCAGATCATCCGACCGGCACGTACATTCTCTGCATAGATGGCCATGTGGTGACGGTACAAGACGGCAAATATTATGATACATGGGATTCCGGCAATGAAGTCCCGGTATATTACTGGGAAAGGAGCTTATAAAAATGAGCATACAGGAATTTATCCAATTTTTTCTTTCAATTTGTGGAGGGGTATCAATTGTTGGAGGGGCAGCAGCTGTTATTTTTAAATGGATTGCTCCGGCATTCAGGCTTAATAAGCGAGTGGAAATCCTGGAAGACCATGATAAAAGAGATTTTGAAGCGTTAAAGAGAATAGCTGAGAGAGATTCCCTTATCCTGGAGGTCTTGTCAACCATGCTAGACAGTCAGATCAACGGGGACAACGTCGAGGAATTAAAAAAAACAAAACAGAAGCTTACAAATTATCTTGCACAGAATCAGCGTTAATTGCATTAATAAGAGGTATGCTCATGAAATTATATGTGTTCACAAAGAAAGATATAGACAGGTTCTTGATAGAGTGTAATTTTACACCGGATGAAGAAAGATTGTTCCGGTTGAGATGTAAAGAATACACGCTTGAATACTGTGCTGAATAGATGAACGTGAGCATATCTACGGCGAAACGATTAAGCCGCCGAGTAAACAATAAAATAATCAAAGTGTGCTGATACTTTTTAGATACTAATTAGAGCCAGAAACGACCTGTTTCCGGTTCTTTTTTTATGCAAAAATATAATCAGAAAGGCGGTGTATAAGATGGCATTATATAACAATCCTTATCAATATAGTTTTGGCGTTCCTGGGCAGATGAACCAGTTCCAGCAACAGCCTGTCCAGATGCCGGCTCAACCAGTACAACAGCAGCAGAACAATAATGGAATTCTGTGGGTATCTGGTGAAGTCGGCGCAAAATCCTATCTGGTAGCACCCGGGACAAGCGTTTTACTGATGGACAGTGAGAGCGAAAAGTTCTACATAAAATCCACAGACGTTTCTGGTATGCCACAGCCACTGCGGACATTTGAATACCACGAGATAGGCTCTCAGATGCCGCCTAAACAGCCTGTTCATAACATGGACAGTAAATATGTTACTCGACAGGAATACGATGATTTGAAAGGCAAATACGAAGCTATCATAAACCGATTAAATTCATTTTCTGAACCTGTTAGGGCTAATACCGCACAGGAATCAGCAATCAAGGGAGGAAATGCAGATGAGTAATCCATTATTTAACGTACTTGGCGGCGGGATGCCGCAGGGAAACGGACCAATGCAGATGATACAGCAGTTTATGCAGTTTAGGCAGAATTTTAAGGGGGACCCGAAAGCAGAAGTTGAGAAGATGCTGCAGTCTGGACGGATTTCTCAGCAGCAACTTAATCAGGTCCAACAGATGGCAGGACAATTCCAACACATGTTGAAAGGAATGAAATAGTACATTACAATCTGGCCAGATTGATGTAAATACACAATAAAGGAGATTATAACTATGGATGGAAATTATAGCTTAGCAGATATTGCCGCTGCTACTGGAAATGGTAGAAATAATGACGGCATGTTTGGCGGAGATGGCAGCTGGTGGATTATTGTTTTATTCATTTTTGCTTTCTTCGGATGGGGAAACAACGGCTGGGGCAATAACGGCAACGGCGGCGGATATACAGCCACAGCAGCTACTCAGGCAGATATTCAGAGAGGATTTGATAATTCCGCTGTGATTAGCAAACTTGACGGAATCAACAATGGTCTCTGTGATGGCTTCTATGCCATGAATAATGGTATGCTTACCGGATTTAACGGAATCAACACCAACATCATGCAGACTGGCTTCGGTATCCAGCAGGCTATTAACGCTGACACTGTAGCAAATATGCAGAACACAAATGCTTTGCAGGCACAGCTAGCTCAGTGTTGCTGCGACAACAGGGAGGGACAGGCTCAGATCAGATATGATATGGCTACCAGTACTTGTGCAATCCAGAACTCAATGAACAACAACACCAGAGATATTCTGGACAATCAGAACAGCAACACCCGTGCCATTCTTGATTATCTTTGCCAGAAAGAGACAGCAGACCTTAGAGCAGAGAATCAGGCACTTAAACTGGCGGCTTCTCAGTCCGCACAGAATGCTTACATTGCGGCAAACCAGGAAGCGCAGACAGCAGAACTGATTCGTAGGATAAATCCTATGCCTGTGCCATCCTACGTAGTCCCGGCTCCATATCCATATTCTGGATGCGGATGCAATGGAAATTGTAATTGTTAATTTTTTTTGACAGAAAAATTAGAATTGTTTATGTACCTAATTTCTGATATAATATAAAAAAAGAAGGAGGTTAGGTACATGGCAATAAAAGATTTATCTGGTGAAAAATTTGGCATGCTTACAGTGTTGGAATACGCAGGAAAGAGTGAAAAAGGTTATCATTCTTGGAAATGTAAGTGTGATTGTGGGAAAATCGTAGTAAAAAGCGGAAAAGGTTTAAGAAACGGACATATAACGAGTTGCGGCTGTAGGCACAAAGCCAAAGACTTAACAGGTATGGTATTTGGAAATTTAAAGGTTGTAAAAATAGTAGGCAAAAAAAATAGAAACACATTATGGCTTTGCCGCTGCGAATGTGGAAAATATGTTGAATGCTATCAATATAATCTTGAAAGAGGTACAAGTACTTCTTGTGGATGTCTTAGAAGCTATTATGCAAAAAAAACAAGGTCTTGTCATGGAGAGTCTACAGGAAAGTTTTATAAAAAGTGGAGTTCCATAAAATCAAGATGTTACAATAAAAATACTCCCAGCTATAAAAATTATGGCGGAAGAGGAATAAAAATGTGTGATGAATGGCTTGATTTTTGGAGCTTTAGAGAATGGGCGTATTTAAACGGATATTCCGAGGGACTTACACTTGAAAGAATAGACGTAAATGGGAATTATGAACCATCAAATTGTAAATGGATACCGATGGAAGAACAGGCGAACAATAAGCGTAATAATTCATTTATTGAATATGGTGGAAAAAAGCAAACATTGTCGCAGTGGTCAAAAGAACTTGGTGTTGGAAAAGAAGTTCTTAGTTATAGGTATCGAGCGGGATGGACACCGGAAGAATGCCTTTTCGGAAAAGAGTCCGTAGGGAAACATCAGCTTCCAAGAATGAGCATACCGGAATATTTAAAAAGTAAATAATAGTATCTTAATCTTTATGATTATGTCGGCTTATGCCGTATTACACAGATGGGCAGGCCAAAAACCTGTCCTTTTGTGATATGAAAGGAGTATTTTTATGGCAGAATTTACAAGTATAGCTGCTCAGACTGTAGCAGCAAATGGAAACGTAGTATTTTCAAACACAGCAGTCAAAGGTTCTAACTGTATTCAGCACAGAGAGGGAAGCGGAATCATCACCCTGAGAGGACTGACTAACCAGTGCAAAGCGAGATTTTTCGTGGATTTTTCTGGTAATATCGCAATTCCAACAGGCGGTACTGTCGGAGCTATTTCTCTGGCTATTGCAATCTCTGGCGAGCCAGTACTATCCTCCCAGATGATTTCCACACCGGCAGCAGTAGACCAGTACAACAATGTGTCCACGGGCATTTATGTGGATGTACCTCGCGGATGTTGCGTTAATATCGCAGTAGAGAATACAAGCGATCAGGCTGTTTCTGTTGCAAATGCAAACATTGTTGTGACCAGAGAAGCGTAGGAGGTGTGATTATGAGAGATATTAAAGACTTATGCACAAGAATCGAAGATGAACTTTCCAAAATCGCTGACAATGGACTAACCACCGGAAATCTGGAAATGACATACAAGCTGATTGATATGTATAAAGATATCAAGAATACGCAGTACTGGGACAAGAAAGTGGAATATTACAATACTGTCCTTGATGAGATGCGTGGTGGCTACAATGACGATTACAGCGAACGTGGAAGAAAGCGCGACAGCATGGGGAGATACAGCGCAAATGATGGCAGAATGATGCCGGATTACGACAGGGGTAATTCTTATGCCAGAAGGGGTGAACATTATGTCAGAGGGCATTACAGCCGCTCTGATGGGCGAGATGCTTATGACGATTACATGACGCAGAAACAGAGCTATCGTTCCGGCAAGTCTGAAGACTGCAAAAGAAAGATGCTCGCCGCATTGGAAGAACATCTGGACGAACTTACAACAGAAATGAGTGATATGTCCAAGGATGCAGAGTGCCGGGAAGAACGTGATCTTGTTAAAAGATACGTTGAAAAACTGAGAAGTATGCTTTGACTCTTGCAAATGTGGGGACAACTTTTTAAAAAAAATGTGATACTATAATCTTGCAAGGCATGGTGAACCTTGTAGGGCTTGCTGATTAGAAGTTTTTGCTTTCTTTTTCGTTTCATGTCCTCCTTTCTTTGTGAATATGTCCTTAATAGAAACAGATTTGAGCGGAATCTGGAGGTTGAAAAGCGGATGCAATTTCCGGCATATTCATTAGTCGGCTTGACTGACTGGTAACACCTCCTTATAAATGAATCAACATTTCCATGAAAGTCGGATAGTGGCAGGCATAACACGATAAATACCTTGCTAACCCGGGAATCCGGGTTAATGGAATGTAGCTCAGTTGGAAGAGCGGAGGACGCATAGTCCTTGACACCGCAGGTTCGAGCCCTGCCTTTCCAATTACCTTGCCAGTGGTCTAACTGGCTTAATCCATTTACCTGCGGCGGCAGGTCAATAAACACGACCAGGAGGATATTATGCAGAAACTTATTGACACATTAAAATCATTTGGAATTGAAATCCCGGAGGATAAGCAGGCAGATGTTAAAAAGGCACTCTCTGAGCATTATAAGAATGCTAAGGAAGTTGCAAAAACCCTGTCGAAAGTCGAGGGAGAACGTGATAACTGGAAAGAACGTGCTGAGACAGCAGAAGAAACCTTAAAAGGTTTTGACGGTATCGACCCGGCGAATGTTAAGACCGAGTTAGAGACCTGGAAACAGAAAGCGGCAGATGCAGAGAAAGAATTCAATGCAAAAATCTACGACCGTGATTTCTCAGATGCTCTGAAAGCGGCACTCGATGATGTTAAGTTTTCCAGTGAAGCGGCAAAGAAATCAGTCATGGCAGACATCAAAGAAGCAGGATTAAAGCTGAAAGACGGCAAAATTCTCGGATTAAATGATCTGATTGAGCAGATGAAACAGTCTGATGCATCCGCTTTTGTGGACGAATCTCAGCAGCAGGCTCAGCAGAGCCAGGCAAGATTTACCACTCACGTTGGACAGCAGCAGACACCGGGAAGTATGACCAAAAAAGATATCGAAGCGATCAAAGACCCGTCCGAGAGACAGGCTGCAATTGCTCAGAATATCCAGTTATTCCAGTGATTTTTACACCGACTATACACCAGAGTATAGCCGCTAACCCAATACCTTAATAGTTATGGGTAGAAAGGATTTTTTATATGGCAGCAAAAGCTAATCTTATTATGAGTAATGATATTCAGGTCACAGCACGTGAGATTGACTTCGTCACCAGATTTGAAAGAAACTGGGAACACTTGCGTGAGATTCTTGGTATCATGCGTCCAATCAAAAAACAGCCGGGTGCTGTACTGAAATCTAAATACGCAGAAGGCACATTGCAGGATGGAAATGTTAAAGAGGGTGAAGAAATCCCTTACAGCAAATTCACTGTAAAAGAAAAGCCTTATGCAGAAATGACTATTGAGAAATACGCAAAGGCTGTATCTATCGAAGCAATCAAGGATCACGGTTACGAGAACGCTGTTCAGATGACCGATGATGAATTCCTCTTCCAGCTTCAGACCAATGTTACTGAAAGATTTTACAACTATCTGAAAACAGGTACTCTCTCATTCACGGAAACCACTTTCCAGATGGCTCTGGCAATGGCTAAAGGTCGTGTAGAAAACAAATTCAAACAAATGCACAGAAATGTAACTGGCGTTGTTGGGTTTGTAAATATTCTGGACGTGTACGAGTATATCGGAGCAGCTGAGATTTCTATTCAGAACCAGTTCGGCTTCCAGTATGTGAAAGACTTCCTGGGATTCAATACGATTTTCTTACTGTCTGACAGTGAAATTCCGCGAGGAACAGTAATCGCTACACCTGTTGAAAATATCGTTCTGTACTATGTTGACCCGAACGAATCTGATTTTGCAAGAGCGGGTCTTGTATATACTGTATCCGGTGAAACAAATCTGATCGGATTCCATACACAGGGCAACTACCACACAGCAGTGTCTGAATCATTCGCGATCATGGGACTTACCCTCTTTGCAGAATATATTGACGCTGTTGCTGTCGGAACTATCAACACAACTCAGACACTTGGAACTCTCACTGTAAACTCCGCAGCAGGAAGTAAAAGCGGAGATACAAAAGTGACTGTCACTCCGACAAAAGCAAGCGCAGGAAATGTGTACAAGTACAAAGTCGCATCTTCTGAGACTACCGTAGACTATGGACAGAACGTGAAGAACTGGAGCGCATGGGATGGAGAATCCGACATTACAGCAACAACAGGACAGGTAATCACAGTGGTTGAGTGCGACAGCACATATAAGGCACTGAGCGCCGGACACGCGACTGTAACAGCAAAATGATGATCAAGTAGGAGGTAACTGGCATGGCTTATGCAGATTATGAATTTTACACAACTTCATATTTCGGTTCAGTTGTGCCAGAAACCGAATTTCCACGATTAGCAGAAAGAGCCAGTGGTTTTGTGGACACAATGACATTTGACAGGTTGGTGGACGGACTGCCAAAAAATGAACGCTCACAGAAGCGCATCAAAAAGGCGGTCTGCTCACTGGCTGAATTAATGTATCAGATTGAGCTTGCTGAAAAGAACGCTACCAATGCCGCTGTGAGTGGTACGTCAACCACAATCGGGTCCGGTGGTAGCACGACAGGCATTGTAACATCTGTATCTTCTGGCAGTGAATCCATCTCTTACGCAACACCTCAGCAGATTGGAGCGAGTGCAAAGGAATGGAGTGCGGTGTATGCCGCCGCCGGAGATGTACAGAAAACGAACGACTTGCTCTTAAAGGCAGCGTTGCCGCTTCTGATGGGAGTGAGGACGGATGATGGGATACCAGTTTTGTATGCAGGAGTGTAATTAGTATGAATAAAGTAATGTGTTTTTTAACTGGCGGGCATAAATTCAAAAGTCCTGCTGAATCAAAATGCAATGACAAAGAAAAGACTTGTACCATTACGGAAACTTGCTGTAAATGTGGAAAACAGTTTTCATTTACAGGTACATACAAACAGTTTGGTATTCCAGATGTGAGGTGAAAAGAATGGACATTTCAACATTAGGCTCATGCGTAGCAATCGTTATGATCTGCTACATTGTAGGAATGGGCTGTAAGGCATCAAAAAGAATCTCTGATGAATGGATTCCAGTAATCATGGCGGTTACTGGCGGGATTCTCGGAGCAGTCGGAATGGGAATTATCCCGGATTTCCCGGCAACGGATTATATCACGGCGGTTGCAGTCGGTATGTTTAATGGATTGTCGGCCACTGGTGTGAATCAGATTATCAAGCAAACAGTGCAGAAAGAATAATTAATGAGAGGGTATCATGTACGAAAAAACTTTGACGATTTTCAATTATTATGAGAGTCCGACAACAAGAGATGCGTACTGGTATCCTCATGTACTATCCGGTGTCGATCTCGTTACCGATAAAGGAGCAATCCTTAAAAAGTACGGACCAGACGTAACAGACAACGCACAGTTACACATCCGATATACTGTCCAGAATGGCGATATAACCATTACTGATAAAGACGGAAAGATTCTTCCATGGGTGCCGTCTAAAGAGTGGAAACAGCAGATTAACAACGCTCTGGAAGATACTATCACATTCTCAGATGAATCGTTCTTCTGGGAGGGCGAGTGGACTGGTGGAATAGTAACTGATGGTGATTACAGAAATGGATTTTATCAATACATGAACCAGAACAAGGACAATGTCTTTAAAGTCACCAGTGCGGGCGGACCATATACACTGATACCACATTTTGAAATATTAGGAAAGTAGGATGTAATATGGCGGATAAACCGATCGGCAAGGACGCAGAGGGATATGAGATTCTGACAGAAGCCATGAAAGCTTTACTGAATCAGTATCCTGGACTGTATGAAAACGAAACAATCAAATATGAGGAACTGGGAACTGATAGCGGTATCTCGTTCTTTGCGGATACCGGAGCATTAATCTATTCAGAAAAAGAAGATGTATGCGGAACGATGCACCAGGTGTGCCAGTATCCGTTTATCGTGGTATATCGCACAGCTTCCGAAAAGGAGCGCCAGAAGCTATCTGTTCAGAAGTTTCTGGACAACCTTGGCAAGTGGATTTGCCGGGAACCAGTCACAGTAGATGGCACTGAGACGCGCTTATCCGCTTTTCCAGAGCTTTCCAGAGGGCGAGTGATAAAACGCATCATTCGCGATAATTCCTACGGCACAGAGCCGCAGGAGAACGGCGTACAGGACTGGTTACTTCCAATCACGGTAAAATACGAATATGACTGGGAAAAATGGTGATTACACCAATTAAATATAATAACTAACCGGCTATCAATCGGAGATAGTCGCTAACCTACACAGCCTTTTAAGAGTTATAGGCAGAAAGGACTTTTTTTATGATTGAAAGAAAATATCTTGCACATTATCTTGACTCTTCTTTTGGGAGTTTAACTCCTACATATGTAAAAATCGGTAAAAACCTCGAAGAGTACAACGAGGAACTGAACCCGGACGTTGAAGTTACTAAAAACATTTGGGGAGAACAGTCCGTTCAGCATTCCGGTTATGAGGTGCAAGCAGACGTTGATCCGTATTATTACGAGGATTATGACGATGCACTTTCCAACAAAATCATGGAGCTGGCAAACACAAGGGCAACCGGAGACAAATGTAAAACCACAATGGTTGATGTGCTTCTGAAGCCAGGAGACAGTGATGCAGCGCCAACAGTTGTATGGGCTTATCGCGAGGATGTATTTGTTATTCCGAACAGTGTCGGCGGCGATACTTCTGGAATCCAGACACCATTTACAATTTATAAAGCCGGAAATCGAGTAAAAGGAACCTGGGATGTATCAAAGAAAACCTTTACAGTAAGCGATAGCGCGCTTTAATCGAATTTAGGAGGATATGGAAATGGCAGCAAAACAAATCAAAACCAATGTCAATGCGGCTGAATATGAGTTTTTGGACGCTGACGGAAACATTCTTTTCACAATACGCTTTAATCCGGATTTGGATATCGCCAGAAGATACAATAAGACAGTTGATTTTCTCAATAAAATGTTCGCAAATATCGGACAGGATGAAAAGAACGCGGATGTATTTTTTGATAAATGCGACGAGTTGAGAGATGAACTGAACGAACTGTTTAATTGTGATATTGCAGCCCCGATTTTCTCAGTCATGAATCCATTTACTCCATTGGAGAGCGGCAAGTTTTACATCGAGGAAATCATGGAGAAGCTTGGTGATATCGTGGAAGCGGAGTTCGATACACGAGTTAAAAGGGTACAGAGCCGTCAGAACAAATATACGGCGAAGTACCATAAATAATGAACCCGTGGGAGCTTCCAACCTCAATTGATGTTGATGGAACCACATATGCAATAAGAACGGATTTCCGGGTCGTATTGGACGTATTAACGGCCATTAACGATCCGGATTTGTTTTTGCCGGATTCTTCCGAACAGGAAAAGTCATTTGTGAGGATGGATACCATATTGAAGATTATAGTGGAGAACTATGATGATCTGCCGCCGGATAAATGGGATGAAGCATGTAAGGCTGTAATTGATTTTATTGATTGTGGCATGGAAGACGATGGAAAACGTAAGCCACACACAATGGACTGGCAGCAGGACGCACAGATCATCATTCCGGCAATAAACAGAGTGCAGGGGACCGAGATCCGGGCACTTCCGTATTTACATTGGTGGACTTTTCTAGGGGCCTATATGGAAATTGGCGAATGCCTTTTTGCGCAGGTGGTGCATATTAGGCAAAAAAAGCTGAAACATCAGAAGTTGGAAAAGTGGGAAAATGATTTTTACAACCAAAACAAAGATATTATTGATCTAAAAAAGAAGATCAGTGAAGAACAAAAAATTGAAATGGAAAATCTTGAAAAATGGCTGTAGGAGGTGATTTTGCATGGCTGACGGAAGTGTAGTAATTGATACCAAAATAGACACAAGCGGCGCCGAAAAAGGCGCTGATGATATAGTGAAATCCCTGGAAAGTATTTTGGGGTATATGCAAAATATCTCTTCCAGTATAAATAAAATCGTAAGTAGCTTAACCGGTGGCTCGAATACAGCGAGCAACGCGGTATCTAATCTAACTGATAACCTTGAAGCCACTGCGGAAGCCGGGAAACGTGCGGTAAAAGCTGTTAGTAAATTTGATCCAAGTGATGTGTCTGGGCTTACAATTCATCGTTGGAATGATAATAGTGATTTAATTGGAGATACAAGCGAGATTTCAGAAGAACAAAGACGGGAACTCGCCGAAAATGCTAAAGCCGCTAGGGAATCAGCACAAGAAGCGGCTGACGCGTTTAATGGCGAAAAAGAAAAGGCGAATGAGCTGTATGATTCTATCAGAAAGTTAAAAGCTGAATTGAAGTCTCTTGAAAAATCCGGGAAATGGTGGGGAGATGATGAGTATGACGAAGCCGCTATTAAGCTAAATGAACTCAATAAGCAGGCACAGGAATATAAGAAAACAACTCTTTCGCCGGAAATAGACAGCGCAGCGGATTCCGTGAGCAGGCTCGGTCAAAAGGTTGACAGTCTCTCAAAAAAACTGATGAATGCCGGAATTTCCGGATTAAAAAGCAAAATCAAAAGCATAGGAAAGACTATTGATGGACTGGTATCTAAGCTTTTAAAACTTACATCAAGCGCAATCATAGGCGGCTTGCAGAGAATTTCCAGTGGTATATTTGGAATTCATAAATCAGCAAATAAAAGCACACTGTCGTTAAAAAATTTATTGAAATATGCGTTTGGAATTCGTTCATTGTTTGTTCTGTTCAACAAATTACGTAATGCGATTATAGCCGGATTTCAGAATCTTGCCAAGTATGATTTAGCGACACGGACTGGACAGGTAAACAACAGCATTTCCTCGCTGACTTCCGCACTGACACGATTAAAAAACAGTTTTGCAACAGCATTCGCGCCAATATTGACAACAGTTGCACCGATTCTTATTAGGTTTATAAATCTCATATCCGAAGCTGTAACGCGTGTAGGCATGTTGGTTGCAGCCTTGACGGGAAAAGATACATTTACCAAAGCAATAGGAGTGCAAGAGAATTATGCGGCCAGTCTGGACAAAAGCTCTAAAAACGCAAATAAAGCCAAAAAAGCAACAAAAGGATATCTCTCTTCATTAGATGAAATTAAGCGGTATGACGATGGAAAAACCGACAGTGGAGCAGGTTCTGGCGGTGGTGGCTATACTGCTCCTTCCGCAAGTGAGATGTTTGAAACTGTTCCGATTGAAAGCTCTATCAAAGATATTGCAGATAAGATAAAAGGATATATCCAAAGCCAAGATTGGGAGGGACTTGGTTCCTACATGGCTGATGGTATCAACACAGGGCTTGAAAGGGTTTATGAGGTAATCAGTTGGGATAATGTAGGTCCGAAGATAGAGCCTTTTATAACCGGATTCACAACAACCTTTAATAGCTTAGTTGATAATATCAACTGGGAATTAATAGGACAGACTGTTGGAACCGGTATAAACACCATTGTGAAAGCTTTGAATTTGGCAATCACAGGAATTGACTGGTATAAACTTGGAAAGAAATTTGCAAAAGGAATTAAGGGAATCGTTAAAGAGGTTGATTGGAAATCACTTGGGCAGTTGATCGGAAATAAATTCATGATTTCGTGGAGAATATTTAGCGGATTCGTGAAAAATCTACCTTATGCAAGCATAGGAAAAGCAGTTGCTACTGCATTAAATGGAGTATTTTCTACCATTTCTTTTTCTGAAATTGGAAATTCATTAGCCACTGTTATGAATGGAGCATTTACTACTCTTTATAATTTCGCAACTACTTTTGATTGGACACAGATGGTTAATAATATTGCCGGTGGAATCAATGAGTTTATATCAACTTTTGACTGGAAAGGTAATGGAGAAAAATTAGAGGTTTTTCTTGATAATCTGTGTGATGCAATTGTAGATTTTGTAGAAACAACAGACTGGGAAGCTGTTGGAAAAGGAATTGGAACGTTTCTTTCTAAGATTGATTGGCTTGGCCATTTAAAACAAGTCACTACAGCAATTGTTAAAGCCTTGAAGGATTTGTTTGATGGACTTGAAACAAGTGGAACCGCTGGAAAAATTGCTTCATTTCTTGGAAAAGCATTTCTTGCTGTAAAAATTGCTAATATTACAGGAATCAGCACACTTGTATCATTATTAATCGGGCATATTGGAACGAAGATTGCCGAAAGCAAAAATGCAGAATTGATCGCCAATAAACTATCAGAGGTAATTGGAAAAGGAACGGAACAGGCAACAGGAGCTTTAGAGGGGCTTGGAAATGCCGCTGAGACATCGGGCGGTCAGCTCGGAGGATTCTGGAGTGCAGCGCTAAATGCAGGAGCTACCGCATTTGTTGTTCAACAGTTCAAAGATGTAAAAACTGCTATGGATTTTGAAGAATCTACAGCAGATGCCTTCAATGATTTTGAAGTTGTTCGCAAAGCTCTGAAATTGCTCGAAGACCAGAGTGTTATATCTGGTGATGAACTAATAGGCCTTGGCGGTGATCTTGGCTCTGTTAAAGATAATACGTTTGATTTTGACCAGCAATTCCAAACAGTTATAACAACTCTTAAAAATGCCGGTGTATCATCCGATACATTTAAAACAGCATTGAAAACAGCGCTTGAAGAAAGCAACGTTAGTGTCAATGAAAACATCAAGAAAATTAATGAATATCTTGGGAATATGGACAATAAATTCATTAATTCCAAAAAAACCGCTGAAAACAAAATGAGTGGCATGTCAACAGCTGTGGGCACTGCAATGTCAAGTGTTCAATCTGCTACAGAAAAAGCTATGTCTGCTGCGGAAAAATCTGTATCGGATTCTACTAGCAATATTAATACCGATACTGTTACGAACTGGGGAAACTCAGCAGAAGAAGTGGATAAAAACCTTGACCGAATGAAACAACATGCAAATCTGAAGCTCGGAGAAATGCACAAGACAGTAGAAAGCCATTTTTCAAGCCAGTATAATACTATGACAAAAAAATGGGAACGAGCGCAAGAACGTATTGAGCAGATTATTTCGGAAATGATTAAAAATATAAATACAAGCCTTGAAGGTTTTTCCAAAGATATAAGCTCCGTTGGGAAAAGAATAGGAAATAATTTATTATCTGGGATTTCAAGCGGAGTCAGAGGAATAACTAATATTCTGAATGACGTTATCGGAAAAGTAAATAGCATGGTTGGAAATATCAATAATGCAATATCTGGAATTGAAAGAGGATTCACTTTTTCATATAATGTTCAGCTTCCTAATGGCGGGCGCAGATGGGGGAATTATTCTATGAGGCTTCCAAGGGTAAGTACAGTCCCATACTTAGCAAGTGGTGCGGTTATCCCGCCTAGATCAGAGTTCCTTGCAGTGCTTGGAGACCAGAAGAACGGACGCAACCTGGAAGCACCAGAAGACCTGTTAAGACAGATCGTAAGAGAAGAAGCTGGCGGAAATCAGAGGAGTGGCGGAAATTACAGATTTACAGCGCAGTTGAACCGCAGAACAATATTTGATGAGATGATTGATGAAGCAAAGTTAAGGCGTGATGCAAGCGGTACAAATCCGTTTGAACTGGCATAGGGGGGGGTGAGAACGTGGCATTTCCGGTGAGTAAATCAATAACTGATAGATATAAAATAAATGGGCTTCTCATCCCTCAGCCAGATGAGGATATGCAGTGTAGTTTTGAAACCACCTATTCAGAAGGAAGTAACCGAACTCAAAAAGGAGTTGCATTGATAACTCCACTTTTTACAGTAATCCAATACAGTTATAAGGCAACTAATGTGCCGGTTGACGAGAAATCAACTAATCTGGTAAATGCAATCATAAAAGGAAAACCATTTATTTTATATCATTGGCTGGCGCATAAAAACGAATGGCGATCAGAAAAATTTTATGTTGGAAAAATGCACTACAATATAAGGCATGTTGGAGAGTATTACTCTGAGATATCATTTAATATGCAGGGGGTGAATCCACTTGATTAATGTATCAAATACTTTTAAAGAAAAGTTGCAGGATGGTGAGCAAGTAATTGAAATCGTGGAGATCACCTTTGCTGACGGAACGACAAAGACACTTGAAAACGAGATTATGATCGGCAACAATGACTTTTCCGATTGTGCGGAGAGTAGTAGCTTCCCGGTCGGCGCTACAGTTTGCAAAACAATGAAGCTTGAACTGGACAATACAGAGGGTCAGTGGAAAGATTATAATTTCTATCAAGCTAAAGTGCATGCATATTTGAAGCTCCAGACTTCCGTTGCAGAACCAGCCAGTGAATCAATTTGGATGGATGATTTTTATGAACCGATTTTAGACACTGATGGAAACAGCATAGTCCTTTCCAGAGCTGCCTCAGAAGACCGATACGAGACGATTGACAAGGGTATCTATACAATTACCACGCCAGAGCAATACGGCGAAATATTGAGCTTTACGGCGCTGGATGACATGTATAAAACCAATGCTAAATATTATAGTGCTCTGACGCTTCCACAGACAGTTATAGCGCTGGTAAGAGACGCTTGTGAGAGTTTGAATATCCCTATGGGATTTTCTTCTATGGCACATGGAAATGTAGTTGTCACAGCGCTCCCAGATAACATGACATTCCGTCAGCTGATTGGATGGGCGGCAATGTTGGAGACAGCAAACGCCAGAATTGACAATAGAGGATATTTGCGATTTATTAAGTGGAATTTTGGAGCTGTCGAAAACGGCTCCTTAGTTCCAACTAAGTTAGAGGATTATGTAAATAGCCCAACTCTTTCCAGTGATGATATTGTAATTACTGGTATCAGAGTAAAAAACAAAGAATCAGAATCCCTGTTTGGAAGTGCCGGGTACGTCCTGGAGTTAGAAAACAATCTTCTGTCTGACAGTGACCTCGGAACTGTGGCGGCATGGATTGGCGGTAATTTGGTCGGAGCTAAATTCCGAAATCTGCAAGGGGATTTGCTTTATAATCCTCTGTTAGAATTTGGTGATATGGCACGCAGTTTTGATCGAAACGGCAATGGATATCTTACACCAATCACTGATGTATCATCTCCGTTAAATGGCATTACCACTGTAAAAACGCAGGCAGATGATCCCATCCGAAATAGCAGTACATATATGTCGGAAGCTACAAAAGCACTGGTAGAAGCTAGACAACTTGTTAAGGATGAACGCACAGAGCGCGAAAAAGCCGTTGAAAGGCTAGCAAATACGCTTAAGGAGTCTGGCGGGCTTTATATGACAGAAGATCCACAGGACGACGGTAGTGTAATCTATTATATGCACAATAAGCCGACTCTGGAAGAATCAGATATTGTATGGAAACTCACGGCGGAAGCCATTGGAATTTCTACAGATGGTGGAAAAACCTATCCTTATGGATTTACTGTTACAGGAGAAATGATTACAAGACTGCTATACGCCGAGGGAATCAATGCAAGCTACATCAATGCCGGCGCGCTGATCGTGCGTGACACAAACGGAAAGATTATCTTTTCAGCCGATATTGATAATAACCAGATTGTAATTGACGGCGCATCCGTGCGAATCGGTGCATCACCTTTGGACGGACTGTTAAACAGTATGCAAGGTCAGATTGACGGAAATATCAATACCTGGACCGGGACTCCTGCACCTACACTTAGCAATTACCCGGCAAACGAGTGGCTAACCGATACAGAAATGAGTAAGCATGTAGGTGATCTGTATTATGATGGAGACAGCCATGCTTACAGATTCCGCAATGATGGAAAAGGGTATTACTGGGAAAGATTAAAAGACACGGACGTAACAAAAGCATTACAGGATTCCGAGGATGCTTTAGCGGCAGCTAAATCCGCGCAGGAAGCGGCAGCTCTTGCAAAGAATATGACATTGCAGTTGAGCAACGAATACCAGGGCATTTCTGTTGATTCTGACGGAAATTACGGAACGTTTCCTAGCAACGTAAATACGCAGGCAGTCGTGATGTACGGAACACAGGATATTACATCTGATTGTAAATTTACAATTATCAAATCAGATAGCGTAACAGGATCCTGGGACAATTCAACTAAGACATACACGGTAACAGCATTATCCGCTGACGATGGATGGGTAGATATTAAAGCAACATATATCAGCGTTCTATCAGTAGTTAAGAGATTTTCGCTGGCTAAAATTTATGCTGGGAAAAATGGTGTTGACGGTCTCCAGGGACCAAAAGGAGACCAAGGCATACCGGGACCACAAGGAGAACAAGGTATTCAAGGCCCACAAGGACCGAGAGGAGAACAAGGAATTCCTGGAACTCCCGGGGCGGATGGTAAAACGCCGTATTTGCATATTAAATATGCTCCGGTAGAAAATCCAACATCCGGACAGATGACAGAGACACCAGATATTTATATTGGTACTTACACAGATTATTTACAGGATAACAGCACGGATCCAGCTGCCTATACCTGGGCGAAATTTCGCGGGGATGATGGACAGCCCGGAAAGAATGGATATACCTGGATTAAATACGCTTCTATGCCAAACGGCGAAGATATGTCAGATAACCCAGATACTGTTCCATGGATTGATACAGATGGGAATACAATATGTGATACTGTAGGAAATCCAATCTATCTGGAGCCGGAATATGTTGCGTATATCGGAATTGCAAATAACAAAGATACGCCAACGGAAAGTGATAATCCGGCTGATTATACATGGACCCGATACAAAGGCGCTGATGGAGAAAACGGTTCTGATGGCAAGGATGGAGCAGACGGAAAAGATGGAAAAACAAGTTATACGCACATTGCCTATGCGAATTCTGCGGATGGAAAAACAGATTTCTCTGTGTCGGACAGTAATCGTGAGTATATCGGTATGTATGCGGATTTTACCGAGCAAGATAGTACTAATCCAGATGATTACGCGTGGACACTTGTAAAAGGCGCGAATGGCGCACAAGGCATCCCTGGAAAAGCAGGTGCGGACGGAAAGACGCCATATTTCCATATAGCTTATGCGAATAGTGCTGACGGAAAAACTGGCTTTGATGTAGTTGTCAGTGCCGGAAAGCAGTATATTGGCCAATATACTGATTACGACACGCCGGATGATTCCATTGACCCGACAAAATATAGCTGGACGAAGATAAAAGGTGAACAGGGCGATAAAGGAGAGCAGGGTGTACCTGGCAGGACATATTTTATTGAGCTTTCATCTAATATCCTAAAACGAGGCCAGAATGACAAGGTTGTACCAAGTACAATTACGGCAAAAGCTTATTATCGAGATGGTGACAGTGCTACAAGAACAGCATATTCCGGTAGATGGTATGTGCAGACTTCCACGGATGGCTCTACATTTACAAACGCATTGGTTTCAACTGTGAATGAGCCGAGTAAAAGCTATACTGTTAGCTCACTGGATAGAAGCATTGTGTCTGTTAGATTTATCCTGTATGCAGCAGATGGAACTACAAATCAGCTGGATATGCAATCTGTCCCTGTGGTGATAGATGTGGACGCACTTACCCACGAAGAGATATTTGATCTTCTTACTAATAATGGCTCAATCAAAGGAATCTACAAAGAAGGCAATCAACTATATATTTCGTTCACTTACGCCAAGGGTGGTACATTAAAGCTCGGCGGTCCAAATAATGGATATGGCACTTTTGAGGTGTATGACGCTAGTGAAAATGTTATTTGCAAAATAAATAATACAGATGGATTTAAAAACATAAAAGGAAACGAATGGGCGCAGATAAAAGAATCTATATTTAGCGCAGGATTTGGAAATATAACTGATGGACTCCTTGATTTATCAGCACAATATGAAAATAAGAGAAATGTTGTCTTGCAATCAATAACCGGTGATTTGATTCTTAAAGTAGCGCAAAATTTTATGATAGAAGGGATGAAATCACTAACAGGTGGTAATCCAATGATGTTTAACCCATCATATTTGTATGTTGGATATTCCTCATCATCCTCCATTCGCTACAAAGTGCTTGGGAAATCCATCAAAGAAGACGAACTGGAAGACCTATACAGAATCAAAGTAATCTGGGCGAAATACAAAGACGGATATTTATCCGAGCAAGATGAGCGATACGGTAAAGAAATGCCGATGTTTATAGCCGAGGACATTGACCGAAGATTTCCATTAGCTGTCGATCATAATGAAAAAGGCAAGGCTGAGAACTGGAACTATCGTATTATGATTCCCTGTATGTTCGCAATGCTGAAAAATGAGCATGAGAAAGTCAAAGATATACAATCTGAGCTTGATTCCGTGAGAACGGAATTGAATGAATTAAAGCAACTTATCAAACAACATATTTCAATGGAGGTATAAGACTATGGCTAATAATACTTGGAAAAATTACACACAAAAAGATACAGCTTTATTGGATAATGATGAAGTTATGCTGTTGGATTCCACTGACGGAAAGAACAAACGCGGACTAATGAGCAAATTTTGGGATTATGTCGTTGATAAAATGTCAACGGCTGTTATCAGTAAATTGGAAACCGAAAACAAGACAGTTATCGGGGCAATTAACTATTTATATGGCAAGTCATCTTTTATATCGAAAATAAAATATGTGAATATTCAAGTTGTTAATGAATACGTATATACAGGATTGTCGTTTACAGTCCCGAAAAACACCTTATTTATCTTTACAACAAAAGCATTTTATGAGAAGTCAGAGCCGCTTGGAATCTCAATTGTAAATTCAGATTCCGATTATTCAAAAGGTACAATAATTGAAAACAACGAAAAATATCCGACAGTACTAACGTGCATATGTGATAAAGCATCTAAGGATATTACTTACTATATTTGGGTAAAATACAAGTCTACAGGTTCTAACAAAATCGTCATATATGGGCTTCAAATGAAATAATTATTTCAAATCAACGCCGCCAATACTAATCATAAGTACAGTTGACCAATTTGGAACTGGAAAACTTATTGTTTTTTTTAGATCTATCAACAATAACATCAATATCTCCGCCACCAAGTTTATTGATAGAAAAAATATTATCAGAATTGATTCTCATTTAAATAGTTAGCGAAAAATAAATAAAATCGCAAAAACTCTATTTTATGTGTTAGAGAGCTGCGGAAATTATAGCCTCCTTATCACGGTACAGCTATATTTGTGGTAAGGAGGTGATACTTTTATGACAGAAAATTTTATAAAAAATGTGGGGCTGAAATTCACAATTACTCGCTGTATTATGTACTTATCAACATGAAAGGAATGATATAATGAGCAAATTACAGGAATTTTTAAACCTTGGTGATTATTACGCATCCAACGGTGGGTACCTTGAAAAGAAAAGTAATGCCTATCTGGATGATTTTAAAAAGAATGCAGGATACAACAATTACACCAAATTTGCAAGAGATGTAAATAGCTGGGGACAGCCAGGATGCCAGGGGCAGCCGTGGTGTGCGGAATTTCAGTTTTGGAAATTGTTGAAAGTTCTCGGAATCACCAAAGCATTAAAGATCATGGGCGGAGGTTTTTACAATTGCGTATCAATCACTAATCATGCTAAAACAAACGGAACTTGGCACAGCAAGCCAAAAGTCGGAGCACTTGTAATCTTTCACAATGGTTCTCATGTTGGAAGTGTGAAGAGTTTTGACAGCTCGAGAATCTATACAAACGAAGGAAATACTTCTAGTGTAACTGGCGTGGTGGCAAATGGCGGAGCGGTTCGCAATAAGTCCTATTCCATCAACGATCCAGCAATTGATGGATATGTTTGGATTGATTGGGAATCCTACGAAGATACAGCCACATGGAAAAAGACTGGAATCAGAACTGCAACCGTGAATGACTTGTACGTCCGTGAGGCACCGAATGGCTACGTTATGGGTTCAATCAATAAAGGAACCGTTGTTGAAATTGACGGAAAGACAAGCGAAAAGTGGACGCATGTAAAAGTTTCCGGTATCGGTATTGGCTGGATCTGGACTGGATATCTAGCAAAGGAGGGTGGCCCCGCATCCGCTACCATTACAGGAAAACAGGACAAGACACAGGTGCTTTTCAAGGGGAATGTAACCGCCACTGTGCTTAATGTGCGTACCTGGGCTGGAACTGAGTACCCGAACATTAAAAAGTACCCAAAACTCAACCAGGGGAATGAAGTGGAGGTAATGAATTTTACCCAGAAAGATAAAAACGGCAGCAAATGGTATTATATCCGTATTGCAGGAAAGTATTATGGCTTTGTATCTGCAAAATATATTAAGAAGCAGTAAAAATATCCCGGGGAATTAACCCCGGGAATTTCTTTTTTGATTAATGACAACATCAATGAGCCAGTTCGCCAGCACATAGATGATATCATTAACTTTTTTTCTGGATTCGCGGGAAAATGTCGAGCCGAAAACTAATCTCATCGCCCTTCCCATAAGCGTTTTTGGTATCTTTTGAGTAGACAACCTTTTCAATTAAACTCTTAAGCATTCTATTCTTTGATTCCGTATCAAGGCTCCAATAGTTATCAAGCAACTCTTCACAACGCGGGATAAAATCTGACTGTTGTTTTATAATGTTCTTGTCATGTTTGATTTCTTCTTTTAATTTTTCTATAGTATCGGAGCATGACTGGATAGATGCGGCTATTGTTTTGGCACGTTCAAGAAAAACCTCTGTGGTGTAGATGCCTTGTTCAAGCAGATCATATTGTTTTGCTTTCTGAGAGTTCAAGCTTTCCAACTCGTTTTCTTTTTCGTGTATAAGATTCTGCTTAGAAGTTATTCCGCAATCAATAGCCTTTGAAGATATATTAATATCATTGTTTAACTTATATTCTTCCACAATCTCTCTAATTCCATCAATCACAGCTTTTTCAACCAGAGACAATTTGCTACTTACTGTGGGGCAAGACGTATATGGACACATGAGGGTATCTTCCTGTCCGCGCTTTTGATAAGGACGGCGAACCATGGCACGACCGCACTTGCTGCAATAGACAATTCCGGCAAGCGGGTTGCGGATTGAGTTTTTTATACTGATTGGGCGAGGTGGGTTCTTTTTCCGTATTTCCTGGACAGAATTATACAGATCCTCCAATATAATAGCCGGATGCAATCCATCACAAATAAGAGTATCTTTTGATCGAGGACGCGCCTTAATTACTTGACCATTCTGTATAGTCTTCACTGTTTTTCTCCCATTCCATCGTATTTTTCCGATGTATACCGGATTTGTTAGAATTCCCTGTATACTGGCAGGAGTCCAGTCGCCGCCCAGTGCAGATTCTATTCCCATTTCATTTAATTTCCGTGCAATCTTCGCAACTCCGATTTGTTCGCAGCCATCACCGGCATACCAGGCGTAGATCATTTTTACAATCTCAGCTTGAGTCTGAACAGGTCGGAGAGTATAGCCTTTTTCTTTTTCAAGTTTTACTCTTTCGTATCCGTAAGGTGGTTTGTTACCACAGTATTTCCCTTCTTTTACTGATGAGATCCTTCCGGCGTTCAGTCGGCGCTTGATGGTTTTGTATTCTCGGCGGCTCATAAAAAGTCCGAATTCGAAGTACTCTTCGTCAAATTCATTGTTTGGGTCGTATATTTTTGTTGGGGTAATAATCTTCGTATCGGAATATTGGAATGCTCTGGACACAACGCCTTGGTCGATGGTGTCACCTCTGGCAAGACGTTCCACCTCTACAACCAGGACTCCATCCCACATGCCGGATTCTACCTCGTGAAGAAGTTGCTGCATGACAGGACGGTCAGCAATAGTTTCGCCAGATACCACTTCGCGGTAAATTGCGCCCACAATGTACTCTTTTTTCTTTGCAAGATCTAACAGGATCCGTTCATGTCTGGCGAGTGTTTCGCCCTCTCCATGCGCCTCAGCTTCTCGATCAGCTCTGGATTTCCTTAGATAGATACATACCGATTCATTCATTTTATCATTCTCCTTTTTTTACTTGTGTGATAATCCAGGAGATGATATAATTATGGTGTAGGTAAGATTTTTCTCCGGATTATCTTATTTATTAAAACCGGTTCCTGTTGGTCGCAGGAGTCGGTTTTTTGTGTAAAAATATAATAACATGTAACAAAACATAAGTAAATATAAAAGCTTTCAGCAAAAATCCATCTATCTTTTTCCTAACTGCAATAGTATAATATAATCAAAACAAAGGGAGGAAAGTTAACATGAAAAAGATAAGAAAATGTTTACTATTAATTATGCTTCTGGCTGGAATCAGCGTAGCAGCTCCTGTATATGCATCCAGGATCAATGTATCAATGGGAACTACAGAAGAGGGGGATTTTGTAACAAACAATGACATCATGGAGTATAGTGGAAGAGTTGTCGCGAGAAACATGTATATTGGGGATAATGCCACTTATACATTTTACGGTGATTTAACTGTTAAGGGCAATTTGTATATTCTCGGAAGTTTTTATAATTACGGAACAATTAATGTATCTGGTAATGTTTATTGCCGTAACTATTACAATAATAATGTTCTGGAAAAAAGAGCATCACATATGGTTGATGGACAAGTTGTATATTATCCAAGAGGAAATTTTTATAATAAAGGAATTGTGCATTCTAAAAGTGTAGAGGTTGCTGATCTGTACGATGTAAAAGTTCCAGTACCTACTGTAAGCGGATGCACAATCGGACAGCATGAGCCGGGACCAGCTGCAACATGTACCACGCCACAGAAATGTATAGAATGTGGAAAAGTTTTAAAATCAGCACTTGGACATAAACCAGGAGCTAAAGCAACATGTACAAAACCTCAAAAGTGTACGGTGTGTGGAGCTATTCTTGTTAAGAGCGGAGATCACACTCCTGGAACAGAAGCAACCTGTACAGAATCACAGAAATGCATTGAATGTGGACAGGTCTTAGCGCAAGCATTAGGGCATAAATGGAGTGATTGGGAAACTGAAAAAACAGCAACCATAATGTCCAGATCAGAGATGGCTAGATATTGTTTGAGGTGCGGATCACGAGATGTTAAGTACGGAGATATTTTATCACCAACAGGAAGTGCTAATTATAAAAGTGTTATTCTGCAAAAAGGAAAAAGCACAGCTGCAGTAAAAATTACTGGTATGGCAAAAGGAGATTATTTAAAATCGGTTATTCCTAAAAATAAAAAGCTCGTAAAAATCAGCAACATCAAACAGGATGGAACATTTAAAATAACAGCTCTGAAGAAAACAGGAAAGACTACTCTTACAGCAACACTAGCAAGCGGATTTACTGTAAATATTAATCTTACCGTACAGAGCAAGGCGGTAAAAACTACTAAATTGATGGTAAATAAAACAGTGATTAATCTGGTAAAAGGAAAAAGTTTTACTTTAAAGGCAAGTAAGACTCCATTTAATGCAGCTGATAAGATTAGTTTCAAATCATCTAATAAAAAGATTGCAACTGTAAATAAAAAAGGCAAAGTAGTTGCTAAAAAGAAAGGAACGGCTTACATCACTGTAAAAGCTGGGAAAATCAGTAAAAAAGTAAAAGTCGTTGTAAAAAATAAATCTTATAACAATAGTGATTTTATATCTTAAAAAAAATGGAACTGGGGACTTAACTCCTCAGTTCTTTTTTTGTTGGGAAATGTAGAATTTTCTCGATTTTCGTCAAATACAGCATTAATGTAAGAAAATTTGTGCAAGATTGAGATATTGTATAATTGTTATATTGAGAGTATAATATAAACTAATTTTGGAGGGATTTTATGAAAGGAATAAAAAAGCTGGTTATATTTTTTCTGTTTGGGATAATGCTCACATTTTCTGTACGCGCGCCGCTATGTGAGAGCATTGATCCAACAGATTCCGAAGTGATTATTAAGGCAAGTGCCAATAATCAATACGTAATACATAATTATACACAGGCGGTTGTATCTGAAGCAGAGCAGCAGCCATTTATTGTGAATAAAAGCAACAATATTTCTGCGGAATGCAAATGCCATTTCTTTTTCAATCGTTCAAGACAAATGGAGGGAACACTTTTTAAGCAGAGGGCAAGAAGTATGATCCAGTCCGTTCTATATCGCTGAGAAGAGGGTATAATGAAATAAAAAGAGAACAAATGTTCTTATTGTGCGATATTGGGAGGGACGGAAAATGGATTACAAAAAGGAAATTATTGAAATGATACAAAAGATAGAAAACAGATGTTGGCTGAGGTCAATATACATTTTCATAAAAACATTAATCGGTTAAAAAGAAAAGCCAAGGGTTTGCGCATTGCCCTTGGCTATTTTCTTATTTCTTTTCGTAAATCGTGTCTAGGAGTTTTTCTAAGTTATCCCATCCAGAATCATCCAGCTTTGCTAGAGCATTGATGAGACGGTATTTAAAATCATCGTCACTAGACTTTAGAACATTTCCGAACAGCTTAGAAATTTCATCATTTTTGTTCTCTGGCTGAAACATTTCTCCAGTTCCACTTCTTAGCCATTCTTCGTTTACGTTAAATTCTCTGCAAACATCATCAATAGTCCGATCTGACGGAACTTTGCTTCCCATTTCAATTTGCGCTACAAAATTCCTACTTATCTTTAGTTTGTCTGCAAATTCTTGCTGAGTTACGTTTAATTCTTTTCGCAACTCTTTAAATCTGTCTTTCAATTTAATTCCTCCTTTCTGAAAATATAATATCATAAAATGTTTACAAAGTCAACAAAAAGGTATTGACAAATGTTGTCCGAGGGACTATACTGTGTTTACAAGGTAAACAAAGGAGGTGAAGAAAAATGTTAGACTGCATCGTCAGTGAAAATATTCTCGGTCAGGTTTCAGTTCAACTCAAAATGACGAGCCAAGACTGGTCGAAATTAAAAACGTCAGGCGTATGGAGTCAGGTGGAGCAGATACTAATGGAATCTGAAACACAAAATAGCTGCTGTTCCCGCCATAACTATGCTGAAGAAATTCCAAGTGAGCAGACAGATAACGAATATCTGAAAGAGCAGTTCGGAATATATTCACGATATGTGAAATCATTATCCATCTGCACACACGTTTTAACAGTTATTTCAATAATTGCTCTAACAATTTCAATAGTGGCTCTGATTGTATAGAGATTGAGAAAAGACCGGTAATCAGCGCAATGATGGACAGAACAGTTGTTATCCAAAATCTGGATATATCTTGGAAATATGCTTTCATGGCAACTTCTCCTGCTTGCGTGATTTCATATTCGTACTCTCGCAATCTTGAGCGCATAAAGCATTTTTTGTTGAAAAGGTATCTGCAAGCATCTGCTTCGTGCTGATTACCAGGAGTAAATCCACAATTTCTTAAAGCTTTTTTCAATATTTTATATTGATATCTTGTTATCAAATGAACACCTCCTTTACAGGAGAGTATATCACAAGAAAAGAGGTGCGTATATGTCAGAAAAAGAAAAAAGAATCGTTGAAAAGTTGAAAAACGTGATTCCTAATATGTCAGAATTTGACAAGGGATACATTCTCGGTAAGACGGAAAGTTTTTCTGAGAATAAGCCAGATGATTCCGATAAGGCACAGAAAGAAAGTTCTTAACATGGAGGTGAAAACAATGGACGCATTACAATTTAACAAAGCCGTCAGCCAACACTGCAAAGAATCTGGTGGAGACTGTTGCAAATGTGACTTACGGCTTTACTGTTACCTATCGCCCAGTGAGCGACCAGATGAGTTAGTGAGCCTGGTTATTGATTTTTTGCATAACCACATTGAAAACCATGATCATTATACCCATCACAGTGCGGCTTCATTTCCGTGTATTGATGATATGGACATGAGCACCGCAGTAGGCGGCGGCTGTTACCAGAAACCTCATACTCTTCATAAACAGTCACATGCTTGTGAATCTTGTGGCAATGATACAGTCGTGTAATTGTTTCAACCATATTCGTCTCCTTTCCTCAATACTCAGCATTCCAGTGCCTGCGCTTACAGGATAGGAGAACAAATATAAAAAGTCAAGGTAGGGAGGTGAAAACAGTTGAGCAAATCAACCAGGAAAAAGATCCGTTCTCTTGAAAAGAGAATATCAGATATTGAGTCACAACTTCAATGTCCGCAAGCTACTTTTACATGTCAATTGGTTACTCCAAACGACATTTTAGCCCAGATTCTTCAAGAGAGTCAATATCAAGATCATAAATATGAGCTTCGAGCTAATCTGAATGGCAAGACATTATTTGAGAAGAAGACGGAAAGTTTTTTCTGAGAATAATCTGGAGCAAGAATCAGATAAGAAAGAAGCTGTAACTTCACAGTAATTAAGGAGGAAAACATGAAGAAATTTGAATTAACATCAGAAACCAAAATTAACATTTTCGGGAAGAAGCTTTTTCGAATCAAGGCGCTCATATCATTTGGGAATGTAGAAGCCGGAGAAACTGGCGGATGGGTAGAAAAAGAAGAAAATGTAAACCAGTCCGGCGATGCATGGGTGTTCGACAATGCAGAGGTGTTCGACAATGCAAGGGTGTCCGGCAATGCAAGGGCGTTCGGCAATGCAAGGGTGTCCGA